ACAAGGAACTGGACTCAGACCAGTTGGAAGCCCTGGACATGATCGCCCACAAGATCGCGCGCATCCTCAACGGCGATCCGAACTACGCCGACAACTGGATCGACATCGCCGGCTACGCCACTCTGGTGGCAAACCGGCTCGAAAAAGGAGAGAATGCAGCATGACCACAAAATCCCACAAAACAAATCCAGCCGACAAGGTCGAGCAGTGGCCCATCGAAAAGCTGGTGCCCTACGCCAAGAACTCTCGCACGCACTCCGAGGACCAGATCGCACAACTGGCGGCCAGCATCAAGGAGTGGGGATTCACCTCGGCCATCCTGGTGGACGAGGACGGCGGCATCATTGCCGGTCATGGTCGCGTGATGGCGGCCAGGAAGCTCGGCATGGATCAAGTCCCGGTCATGGTGGCCAAGGGATGGAGCGAGGCTCAGAAGCGCGCCTACGTCATCGCGGACAACAAGCTGGCGCTGAACGCTGGCTGGGACAACGAGTTGCTGGCGCTGGAGTTGGCAGAACTGGATGCAGCAGGGTTTGACGTCAGCCTGACCGGATTCAACCAAGACGAGATCGATGGTCTGACCAAAGTCGAAGACGCAGAACAGATCGAATACCAGGGCGATCCAGATGATGTGCCAGAGATTGCTGAGACGCCAATCAGCGTGCCAGGCGACATCTGGGTGCTTGGAAAACATCGCCTGATGTGCGGAGACAGCACAAACCTGCAGCAGGTCGAGAAGCTCATGGACGGCAAGCTGGCCGATCTTGTCTGGACTGATCCACCCTACAACGTGGCAGTCGAAGGCAAGGCCGGCAAGATCATGAACGATGACATGGGGTCTGGCGAGTTCAGAGACTTTCTGCGCAGTGTCTACGCCAGCTACTACGCAGTCATGAGAACAGGCGCTGTGATCTATGTCGCACACGGCGAGTCAGAGCGCGCAGCATTCACAGACTGCATGGTCGAGGCTGGACTGAAACTGTCACAGGTGCTGATCTGGGTGAAGCAGAGCGCCACGCTTTCACGCCAAGACTTCAACTGGCAACACGAGCCAATCCTCTACGGATGGAAGGAAGGCTCCGGCCATTACTTCTGCGGCAACTTCACGCTGACAACGGTGATCGATGATGACGTCGACCTGAAGTCAATGAAGAAGGAGCAGCTCATTGAGATGATCAACGAGATTCGCAACAAGGCCAGCGGAACAATCATCAGGCACAACCGTCCGACCAAGAACGACTTGCATCCAACCATGAAGCCGGTGGCGCTGGTAGAACGCATGATCGAATGGAGCAGCCACCCAGGAGATATTGTTCTCGACCTGTTCGGTGGAAGTGGCAGCACGCTGATCGCTGCACAGAAAGCAAATCGGCAAGCGCGCCTTATGGAACTTGATCCGAAGTTCGTTGACGTCATCGTCAAGCGCTGGCAGGAGTTCACCGGCAAGCAGGCAACACACGCAGAAACTGGAAAACCTTTCGCGGAGGTTAAAAATGGCAACGAAAAAGCAATCACAGAAGCAGCCTGAAGCTGCTGAAAAATCGGTCATAAAAAAGCAAGGCGGCCCCAGACCGAACAGCGGAGGTGCGCGTGAAGGGGCTGGCCGACCGGCATTCCAGCCCACAGACGCCGAGCGCAAGCAGGTTGAGGCGCTGTCCGGATACGGCCTGCCCATCGAGCAGATCGCAGTCCTGGTCCGCGACGGCATCGACACCGACACCCTGCGCAAGCACTTTGCGACAGAACTGGTGTCCGGCAAGGCCAAGGCCAACGGGCAGGTAGGGAAAACCCTGTTCCAGAAGGTCATGGCAGGCGACACGGCCGCAGCCATCTGGTGGTCCAAGACCCAGATGCGCTGGAAGGAAGTGCAGCACCATGAGCACAGCGGCATCGATGGAGCGCCCATCGAGTACCGCAAGATCGAGCGCGTGGTGGTCGGCAAGTGACAACCCTGCGCATCGAGACCCCAGCTTGGGCGCTGCCGCTGCTGGAGCCGTCGCGCTACAAGGGCGCGCACGGCGGCCGCGGCTCGGGCAAGTCCCACACCTTTGCCGAGATGCTGATCGAGGCGCACATCCTGGACCAGACCAGCCGCAGCGTCTGCGTGCGCGAGGTCCAGAAGTCACTGGCGCAGTCGGTCAAGCGCCTGCTCGAACTCAAGATCGAGTCCATGAATGCCGGCGCTTACTTCGAGGTGCAGGAGGCCGTCATCAAGTCCAAGAAGGGCGACGGCCTAATCATCTTCCAGGGCATGCAGAACCACACGGCCGACAGCATCAAGTCTCTGGAGGGCTACGACCGTGCCTGGTGCGAGGAGGCACAAAGCCTGTCGCAGCGCAGCCTGGACCTGCTTCGGCCAACCATCCGCAAGCCAGGCTCCGAGCTGTGGTTCACTTGGAACCCGAGCCAGGCCAGCGACCCGGTCGATGCCCTGCTTCGCGGCGAGAAGCCGCCACCGGACGCCAAGGTGCTGGAGGTCAACTACAACGACAATCCTTGGTTCCCAGACGTGCTGCGCGCCGAGATGGAGTACGACCTGGCGCGCGACCCGGACAAGTACGCTCACGTTTGGCGCGGCGGCTACCTGCAAAACAGCAGCGCGCGCGTCTTCCGCAACTGGCGCGTCGAGGAGTTCGAGGCACCGAAGGACGCCATCCACCGGCTTGGCGCTGACTGGGGCTTTGCCACCGACCCGACCGTCCTGGTGCGATGCCACATCGTCGGCCGCAACCTCTACATCGACCACGAGGCCTACATGGTGGGCTGCGAGATCGTCAACACGCCGGACTTGTTCATGACCGTGCCGGAGGCCGAGAAGTGGCCCATCGTGGCCGACAGTTCGCGGCCGGAGACGATCAGCCACATGCGCAAGAACGGCTTCCCGAAGATTATGGGCGCAGTCAAGGGCGCGAAGTCGGTGGAGGAGGGCGTCGAGTGGCTCAAGTCCTACGACGTGGTCGTCCACCCGCGCTGCATCCACACCATCGACGAGCTGACCTTCTACAGCTTTAAGACCGATCCGCTGACCGGCAAAGTGCTGCCGATCCTGCAGGACAAGAAGAATCACGTCATCGATGCGCTGCGATATGCGTGCGAGGGCGTCCGCAGGGCTGCGGTGGTTTCGCGGCCTGTCAACTTCACACCATTGCCTGTCACGAGCAAATGGTAGAAAATACTTGCAAATAGGGGCGAAATATGGCACGCATGTCCAAAGAGCAATATCTCAACAATCTGCACACCGATGCGCTGGAGCAGTTCAACGACATCCAGACCGCACTGCGCGACGAGCGCCTGCAGTGCCTGCAGGACCGGCGCTTCTACAGCCTGGCCGGCAGCCAGTGGGAAGGCCCACTGTGGGACATCTACGAGAACAAGCCGCGCTTCGAGGTGAACAAAATAATGTTGTCGGTCATCAGGATCGTCAACGAGTACCGAAACAACCGGATCACGGTCGACTACGTCAGCAAGGACGGCGAGAACGACAAGTTAGCCGAGACCTGCGACGGCATGTACCGAGCCGACGAGCAGGACAGCGTGGCCGACGAGGCCTACGACAACGCCTTCGAGGAGGCCGTGGGCGGTGGCTTCGGTGCCTGGCGTCTGCGCACCGTCTACGAGGACGAGGAGGACGAGGACAACGAGTACCAACGCATCCGCATCGAGCCAATCTTTGACGCCGACAGCTCGGTGTTCTTCGACCTGAACGCCAAGCGCCAGGACAAGGCCGACGCCAAATTCTGCTACGTCGTCACCTCGATGACCAGGGCCAGCTACAAAGAGGAGTGGGGCGACGACCCGACCGACTGGCCCAAGATCATCCACCAGTACGAGTTCGACTGGTGCACGCCGGACGTGGTCTACATTGCCGAATACTACAAGGTCGAGGAGGTCAACGAGACCATCCGCATCTTCCGAGCCATCGACGGCACCGAGGAGCGCTACAGGGCCAGCGAGTTCACCGACGACCCTGCGCTCGAAGAGACCCTCGCGGCCATCGGCAGCGTCGAGGTGCGGCAGCGCAAGATCAAGCGCAAGCGCGTCCACAAGTACATCATGTCGGGCGGCAAGATTCTGGAGGATGCCGGCTACATCGCCGGCAACTGCATCCCCATCGTTCCGGTCTACGGAAAGCGCTGGTTCGTCGACAACGTCGAGCGCTGCATGGGCCATGTGCGCCTGGCCAAGGATGCGCAGCGCCTCAAGAACATGCAGCTCAGCAAGCTGGGCGAGATCAGCGCGCTGTCCAGCGTCGAGAAGCCCATCCTCACGCCTGAGCAGGTGACTGGCCACCAGATGATGTGGGCAGACGACAACCTGCGCAACTACCCGTACCTGCTGGTCAACCCGATCACAGGCCCGGACGGCAGCCAGCAGATCAGCGGCCCGGTGGCCTACACCCGCAGCCCACAAATCCCGCCTGCGATGGCTGCGCTCCTGCAGATCACAGAGCAGGACATGCAGGAAATCTTGGGCAGCTCGCAGCAGGCCGACAAGATGGTCAGCAACATCAGCGGCAAGGCCGTCGAGATGATCCAGACCCGTCTGGACATGCAGACCTTCATCTACATGAGCAACTTTGCCAAGGGCATGAAGCGCTGCGGCGAAATCTGGCTGAGCATGGCCAAGGACGTGTACGTCGAAGAAGGCCGGCGCATGAAGGTGATCAACGCTGCCGAAGAGGCCGACATGGTCGACCTGATGAAGCCGATGGTCAGCGAGACCGGCGAGGTGGTCCTGGAAAACGATCTGAGCCAGGCCAAGTTCGATGTGGTCGCAGACGTTGGCCCGTCCAGCTCAAGCAAGCGACAGGCGACCGTCCGGGCGCTGACCGGCATGATGGCCATCAGCGACGACCCAGAGACCAAGCAAGTGCTGCAGGCGATGGCAATGCTGAACATGGAAGGCGAGGGCATCGGCGACGTGCGCGACTTCTTCCGCAAGAAACTGCTGCGCATGGGCGTGGTCAAGCCGACCGAGCAAGAGGCAGAGCAGATGATGATAGAGCTGCAAGGCCAGCCCCAAGACCCGAACGCCGTCTTCCTGCAGGCCGCGGCCGAGGAGGCCATCGCCAAGGCAGCCCAGGCGCGCGCCAGCACAATCAAGACCGTGGCCGACGCCGGCCTGTCTCGTGCCAAGACGGCCGAGACGCTGGCCAAGACCAGTCTGGAGCAGCAGAACCTGGTGCTGACCGAGATCGAGGCAGCGCAGCAAGCTGTCATGGGCCAAGAAATTCAACCCGTTGTCAGATGATGGCAAATGGGTGAGAATGTGGGAAACGGCATCCACCCAGCCGTGTCAATGGGTGAGTTTGATGGGGTCAACCGATGAACAAAAGGGCAGTGATTGTTGATGAGAGCCAAGTCGACGAAACCGTAGCGATTGAGGACGAGCCGCAGGAAGTTGAGATTGAAACTGGTGAGAACAATGCCACCAGCGACCAACTGAACGACGGCGAGACGCAAACGCAGGAGGAGGAGTCGGACGAGGTTGTCGTCTCCATTGGCGAGGAAGCGCCCCCCGCCGAAGAGGAAGTCCGTGCGCCGGAATGGGTGCGCGAGCTGCGTAAAGCGAACAGGGAAAAAGAGCGCCGGATTCGTGAACTCGAAGCCAAGCTGACAGCCACAACGACTGAGAAAAAGCCGGTCGTGACGTTGGGGCCGAAGCCGAAGCTGGAGGACCACGACTACGATGCGGATCGATACGAGCAAGCAATGGACGCCTGGCATGACCGCAAGCGCCAGCACGACCTAGAGACCGACAAGGTTCGACAGGCCGAGCAAGCGCAGCAGCAAGCCTGGCAAAGCAAGCTGGAGTCCTACGGCAAGGCGAAAGCCGAGCTGAAGGTGCGTGACTACGAGGATGCTGAGGAAACCGTCCAGCAGGTCTTGAACGTCACCCAGCAAGGCATCGTCCTGCAAGGCTCGGACAATCCGGCCCTGGTGATTTATGCACTCGGCAAGAACCCGAAAAAGGCAGCGGAACTCGCAACATTAACCGACCCCGTGAAGTTTGCCTTCGCGGTAGCGAAACTGGAGAAGGAATTGAAAGTTACCAACCGCAGGGCAGCACCCGCACCAGAGCGCATCGTCCAGGGAACTGGCCGAGTATCTGGCGCGGTGGACTCAACACTTGAACGGCTGCGCGACGAAGCCGCACGCACTGGAAACATGACAAAAGTCCTCCAGTACAAGCGGCAGAAACAAACAGCATCCAGAAACTGATTTTTTTTATAGGAGCCAATCATGGCAAATGCATTTTCCAAAGAAGAGCGCGTCGCGTTTGAAGACCTTCTTGAAGGCTTTAACGATGCGCTGGTCCTCTCCCGCAACGTCAGCGTCTATCGCACCGACCAGGTGATGATGGAGCGTGCTCGTGACACCATCTGGCGTCCGCAGCCCTACATCGCTCAGTCGATCAACAGCACGCCTGGCACCAGCATTGCGCTGCAGTACCAGGACATGACCCAGCTCGCAGTTCCGGCCACCCTCGGATTCAGCCAGACCGTGCCTTGGACCATGACCGCGCTGCAACTGCGTGACGCACTGCAGGAAGGTCGTCTGGGCCAATCAGCCTCGCAGAAGCTGGCCTCCGACATCAACGTGGCAATCATGAACGTGGCGTCCTCGCAGGGCACCTTGGTCGTGTCGGTGCCAACTGGTGCTGGCAGCTACGACGATGTGGCGCTGTGCGACACCATCATGAACGAGCAAGGCGTGGTCATGAACGACCGTGCTCTGGCCCTGTCCAGCCGCGACTACAACGGTCTGGCCGGCAATATCGCCAGTGCTCAGGCCCGTTCGTTCAACGGCAACAAGTCCAACACTGCGTTTGAGCGCAGCTTCGTTGGCATGGTCGCCGGGTTCGAGACCTACAAGATGGACTACTCCAACGCGATCAACGTGCCCAATCCGTCGACCACCCAGGTCACGATTGACACGGCCAACCAGTTCTATGTGCCGCAAGCCACGTCGAACGCTGTTGGCGGCCAGATCAACGTGGACAACCGTTTCCAGAACATTCTGATCGACATCGCTGCAGGCGGCCAGGTCAGCATTGGAGACGCATTCACGGTGGCCAACGTCGAGGCGTTGCATCACATCACCAAGCAGTCCACTGGGCAAGAGAAGACCTTCCGGGTCATCGCACTGCCCAACGCTGCGCCTGGTGTGCAGACCATCGGCTCTGGTGCTGGTCAGACCATCACGATTTCGCCTCCGTTCATCTCTGGACAAGGCGGCTCTGATGCTGAACTGCAGTACCAGAACATCAACTCGACCCCTGCGGCCGGTGCCACCATCACTTTCCTGAACACCACTGCTGGACGCATCAACGTGTTCTGGCAGCGCGATGCTCTGGAAATCTTGCCTGGTCGCTACGCTGTGCCTTCGGACGCTGGTGTTGCAGTGATGCGCGCCACGACCGACAACGGCATCGAGGTGGTGATGCAGAAGTTCTACGACATCGACAGCATGACGATCAAGTATCGTCTGGACACGCTGTACGGCGTCGTGAACAAGCAGCCTGAGATGTCCGGCATCCTGTTGTTCGGTCAGACCTGATCTTCAACTAACGGTGGGGGGACTTCGGTCCCCCCATTCACAAGGAGCACACCATGCCGTTGACAAAAGGTTACTCGCAGAAATCAATCAGCAAGAACATCTCCAAGGAGATGAAATCTGGCATGCCGCAAAAGCAAGCCGTGGCCGTGGCACTGTCCACTGCGCGCACTGCAGCCAAGGCCGCAGGCAAGCCCAGCAAAGCGCCAGCAAAACCCATGAAGGCTAAGAAATGAAGGCCGGCCTGTACGCCAACATCCACGCCAAGCGCGAGCGCATTGAGCGCCAGAAGGCCGCAGGCAAGACGCCTGAGCGCATGCGCAAGCCTGGGACCAAGGGCGCACCGACCAAGGCCGCATTTGTGGCCTCAGCCAAGACAGCGAAGAGGAAATGATGCTGCAATACCCACGCATGCTTTACAAGACGCCACCGGCTCGCCCAGGAAAGCGCGCCGATATGCGTGTGGTCAAGGATCAAGCAGAGTGCGACCAGGCTCTGGCATTGGGATGGCACTTGAAGATTGAGGCAGCAGACGAGGCATCTGGCTTCGTCTATCAAAAGCCCGTCCCCAAGCCGCTGCCGAAACGAGTCCAGAAGCCAAAGCCTCCAAAGCCGGTCAACAAGCTCGACCCGAAGTGGAGCGCAGAGCAGCGCGCCAAGGCGGCCGCAGCAGTGCCTGAAGAGGTGCCGCAAGACGATGCGCCGGTCACCCGCGAGGAGCTGGAGGCAAAGGCAACCGAGTTGGGAATACCATTCAACGGTCGCACATCAAACAAAAAGCTCAGTGGCCTGATTGCCACTGCAATGCAGCAGGGAGGCTGACATGGGCTACAGCAAGCGCCAATTCATCTACGCAGCGCTCGAAGAGATCGGCCTTGCGTCCTATGTGTTCGACCTACAGCCTGAGCAGCTTGAGGCCGCCAGGCGCAGACTCGATGCCATGATGGCCGACTGGAACGGCAAGGGCATCCGGCTGGGCTACCCGATCCCGGCCAGCCCCCAGGACGGCAGCATCGACGAGCAGACCAGCGTCCCGGACTCGGCCTACGAGGCGATCATCTGCAGCCTGGGCATCCGGCTGGCTCCGAGCTACGGCAAGCAGGTGATGCCGGAGACCAAGGCCACGGCCAAGCAGGGCTACGATACCCTCCTGCAGCGTGCCACGTTCCCGCTGGAGCAGCAGTTCCCCAACACGCTGCCATCTGGCGCTGGAAACAAGCCCTGGCGCGTGTACGACAACCCATTCCTGGGCAACCCCGTCTATCCGGTGACCGCTGGACCAGACGGCCCTATCGAGTACAACTAAAGGAGCGAGCACCATGCCGCAAATCAACCAACTCCCGCTGCTGGCACAGGTCTCTCCTGGCGACCAGATTCCCGTCTACGTCCCCAACAATGGCGACGCACGACGCCTGCCGATCAGCCAGCTCCTGCAGTACTTCCAGCAGACTTTTGCCAGCCCCACGCTGGCCACCAACGTCTACACACCTGGAACCGGCTTTAACATCGCAGTGCCGACGCCTGTGGCCGACCAGCAGTGGATGCTGATCCAGCCTGCTGGCACGCTGGCGGCTGGCACCGTCACGCTGCCGCTGAACACGCAGACGCCTGATGGCACTGAGGTGCTGGTCACGACCACGCAGATCATCACGACCTTCACGCTGGCCATCAATGGCGCGACGGCCTCCTATGGGGCACCTTCCACGCTGGCTGCAAACGCATTTTTCCGCATGCGCTTTGTGCAGGCGACCAACTCCTGGTACCGGATCGCCTGATCATGGCCACCAAGAAAGACCCCAGGCTGGAGCGCATTGGCGTCGAGGGCTTCAACAAGCCCAAGCGCACGCCATCGCATCCGACCAAGAGCCACGTCGTCGTGGCCAAGGCTGGCGACCAGGTCAAGACGATCCGGTTCGGCCAGCAGGGCGTCTCTGGGTCTCCAAAGAAGGAAGGCGAGAGTGCAGCCGACAAGGCACGGCGCGAGTCATTCAAGGCTCGGCACGCTGGAAACATCGCCAAGGGCAAGATGAGCGCTGCCTACTGGGCAGACAAAGTGAAATGGTGAGGCCATGCAGATACCAATCCTGAACGGCATCTACACCGACAACGGTCCTGATCTGCGCACGAGCTACCCGGTCAACATGGTGCCGGTGCCAAAGCAGTCCGGCATCAGCAATGGCTTCTTGCGTCCTGGTGATGGCATTGTGGCCAACGGCAGCGGCCCAGGCATAGACCGTGGCGGCATCAACTGGAACGGCATCTGCTACAGGGTGATGGGCACCAAGCTGGTGACCGTGGCCAGCAACGGCGCTGTGACCGTGCTTGGCGACGTTGGCGGCCCGACAAACACGCTGGTGACGTTCGACTACAGCTTTGACCTGCTGGCCATTGCGTCCGGCACCAGGCTGTATTACTGGGACCCAGTGGCATCAACCCTGACGCAGAACACCGACCCAGACCTTGGCATCGTGCTCGATGTGGTTTGGGTGGATGGCTACTTCATGACCACCGATGGCGAGTTCCTGATCGTCACCGAACTGACCAACCCGCTGGATGTCAACCCGCTGAAGTATGGCAGCTCTGAGGTCGATCCAGACCCTGTGGTGGCGCTGCTCAAGCTGCGCAATGAAATCTACGCACTGAACCGCAACACCATCGAGGTGTTCGACAACATTGGCGGCACTCTGTTTCCGTTCAACCGCATCGACGGCGCTCAGATTCAAAAGGGTGTTGTGGGCACGTTTGCCTGTTGCGTTTACATGGAGCAAATCGCATTCCTGGGCAGCGGCCGCAACGAAGCGCCAAGCATCTACATGGGTGCAGCGGCAACGGCGCAGAAGATCAGCACGCAAGAGATCGACGAGCTGCTTCTGAACTACACCGAGGCGCAACTGGCCTTGGTCAAGATGGAGGCGCGCAACGACAAGGCGCACCAGCACCTTTACGTCCACCTGCCTGACCGAACGCTGGTCTACGACGGCGCGGCATCGCAGGTTCTTGGCGAGGCTGTCTGGTTCACGCTGACCACCACCGTGGTCGGATTCAGCCAGTACCGTGCGCGCAATCTGGTCTATGCCTACGACAAGTGGCTGGTCGGCGACCCGCAGTCCAGCAACATTGGCTATCTGGTGGACACCATCGGCACGCACTGGGGTCAGAAAGTGCGCTGGGAGTTTGGCACGCTGATCGTCTACAACGAGGGCAACGGCGCGCTGTTTCACGAGCTGGAGCTGGTCAGCCTGACCGGGCGCGTGGCGCTGGGCGTCGACCCGCAGATCAGCACCAGCTACTCGCTGGACGGCCTGTCCTGGAGCCAGGATCGATTCATCCGTGCCGGCACCATCGGCAACACCAAGAAGCGCCTGGCGTGGTTCCAGCAGGGCAACATGCGCAACTGGCGCATCCAGAGATTCCGTGGAGACAGCGACTCGCACATTGCATTCGCACGCCTTGAGGCGCAGATCGAAGGGCTGGCGTACTGATGGCCACCTCACCGTACTCTCGCAGGCTGAACCTGACGCGCGACCAGCTCGCGCAGTTCCTGACCGACCAGCAGCAGATCAGGCAGTTCGAACTGCTGTTCTCGGTTGTGGACGAGCTGCAGGTGATCACCGGCACGGACTTCGAGTACCAGGCCGACACAGCAGCGGCCACGGCCAACGAGGCGCTGGCCCAGATTGCGGCATTGGCGCAAGACACGGCTGTCGAAGATGCCGTTCTCAATGCCAAGATTCAGCAGGCACTGGATGCCATTCCAAGGCTGGCCCAAGTGCTCAACCTGCTGGCTTTTGCGCCAGTAGAGCAGCACAACAACTCGGTCACCACCGACTACATCGACTTCAACACCAATGCGCCTGCGCCTGCCGTTAAGGTTGGCCGGATGCACTGGAACGGTGGATACACACTGAATCTGGAGATGACGCCAAACGTCAACCAGGCCATTGGTGAGTCGCAGTATTACTACATCAAGGCCTCGGCCAACATTGCCAAAGGGCAACTGGTGATGTTCGATGGCGCTGTCGGGTCGTCTGGCGTGCTCAAGGGCAAACCATCAACCGGATTGACCAATGGCCAGCTTGTCATGGGCGTGGCTGCCGAGGCCATCGCAAACAACGACTTCGGCTTGGTCTCCAGCTTCGGTCTGGTGCGTGGATTCAACACCACAGGCACGCCTTATGGCGAAGTCTGGGCAGATGGCGACATTCTGTACTACAACCCATTGTTTGCTGGTGGTCTGACCAAGAATTTGCCACAAGCACCCACGCCTCATGTGGTGGTGGCTGCGGTGGTCAATGCTGCACCGGCAGGCTCTGGCTCCATTTTTGTCAGGGTCCAGGCCGAGCCGCTTGTCGGCCAACTTTCAGACGTCTACGCTCCAACACCGACAACTGGCGATGTCCTCATTTACGACGGCATCCAGCAACGCTGGGAAAGTGGGCCATTGACGGCTGCTGCCTTGCCTGCGTTTGTCAAATCTAACCTGGTGCTCACATGGCTTTCGATGTAATCACACCAACCAAACTGGGCCAGGCGGCGATCACCACTGGCGTGACCACGCTTTACACCGTTCCGGCCAGCACTCGCACGCTGCTCAAAGAGTTCAGCATTGCCAACACCACTGCGGCGGCAATCAATGTGCGCGTGTTCCTGGTGCCTTCTGCTGGCACGGCAGGAACGACAAACGCCTTCCTCTACGATGTGTCTGTACCGGCAAACAATGCCCTGCAGTACAACGGCGTGCAGGTGATGAACGCAGCCGAAACCATCCAAATCCAGGCGGCCTCGGCAGGCCTGACAATTACGGCCAGCGGTGCCGAAGCAATATAAGGAGCATGAAATGACCGTAACCATCAAGGTGCTGATCCCACCAAAGCAGGCCGAGAACGTGCAGACCACGCAGTACACGGCAACCAACTGCAAGGCCATCATCGACAAATTCACGGCCACCAACACTACTGCAGGCAATGTGACCATCAGCGTCAACTTGGTGACCAGCGGTGGTGTTGCAGGCGCAAGCAATTTGATCGTGGACACCCGAGCAATCGCACCGGACGAGACCTACACTTTCCCGGAGCTGGTCGGCCAGGCTTTGGAGCCTAGTGGCTTCATCTCCACCATTGCAAGCGCAGCCACATCGCTGACCATCCGTGCAAACGGCCGCGAGATCACATAAAGGAGTAAGACATGGACTACGCAAAGATGCCCAAAATGATGGTGGCCGGCTTCGGCGGCCTGCCCATCGACGAGCCGTTCCTGACCACTGCCGAGAACCGCAAGAACTACGAGACGGCCGTGCAGGACTGGAACTACGGCCCCGAAATGCCGACCAATGAGCCAGGCGCGAACAAGCCGTTCTATGTGGCGCTGGCCAAGGCCATGCAGTGCGACGAGAAGGACGCAAGGCGCAAGCACTGCTCGAACTGCGAGTACTACGACAACAGCCTGATGACCCAAGTCAAGATCGAGCGCATCCCGATGGCCTCCTACGACAAGGGCGCAGGCTTTCGTGGCCACTGCGAGAAGCTGGACTTTGTCTGCAACGACATGCGCGTCTGCCAAGCCTGGGAAGAGCGCGAAGATGATGAGGATTGACCAAATGGCAAATTGTGGGAAAATAAAGGTGCTGAGCCGATTGAGCCGCCAGCAGCTCAAAGTCCCTACTAGGAGGATTCGATGAGCGATGTCGCGGTTCAGGAAGTTGCGCAGCAGGTCAGTGTGCCTGCCGAGCACTTGCCTATCTACCGCCTGGAGGCCGAGCTGCTCAAGCTGCCCCAGGTCGACATGCCTGTCGAGCACACCTTCTGCAATGGCCTCTACGCTCGCACCATGCACATCCCGGCAGGCACCGTCCTGACTGGTGCAGTGCACAAGGACGAGTCCTTCTTCGTGGTTCGCAAAGGCACGCTGATCGTCACCACAGACGACGGCACGGCCCAGGTCGGCCCAGGCTTCATGAGTGTGACCAAGGCCAACGCCAAGCGCGCTGGCGTCGCACTGACCGAGGTCGAGGTGACCACCTTTCACGCCAATCCGACGAACGAAACAGACCCGCAAGTGATCTGGGACATGTACACCGTCCCAGCACCGGCTCTGGTCTTAGAGGCCGTCCAACATCCGAACCTGGAGGGCAAAACATGACTTTTGGACTATCTGGAGCCGCGCTGGCAGGCATTGCCGTCGGCGGCGCAACCCTTATTTCCGGCATGGCGCAAGCCGATGCTGCAGAGTCTGCTGCACAAACGCAGGCCGGCGCTTCACAGGCCGGCATCGCTGAGCAGCGTCGCCAGTTCGAGGCGATTCAAAAGCTGCTCGAACCTTACGTTCAGGCAGGCACTGGAGCGATCAGCCAGCTACAGCCATTCCAGCAGGCTGGTGCGCAAGCATTCGAGCAGCAGCAGGCCATTGCTGGGCTGCGAGGCCCAGAGGCGCAGCGCGCGGCCATTGCGCAAATCGAGCAGGGCGCTGGCTTTCAAGCTCAGGTCCAAGCTGGCGAGGAGGCGTTACTGCAGCGCGCCTCGGCCACTGGCGGCCTGCGTGGCGGCAACATTCAGGGCGCGCTGGCGCAGTTCCGGCCGCAGATGCTGCAGCAGGCCATCGAGCAGCAATACGGCCGCCTGGGCGGCTTTGCAGGCGCTGGCTTAGGCGTGACCGAGCAGCTCTACCGTGGCGGCCAAGCTGCTGCGGCTGGCCAGGCATCGCAGGCCCAAGCGCTCGGCACCAATGTTTCCAATTTGCTGGCACAGCAGGGCGCAGCCCTGGCCGGTGGCGAGCTGGCGCAAGGCAGAGCGTTTGCTGCCATCCCGTCCGCAATTTCTGGAGGCCTTGGAATCTTCTCTGGTCTGGGAGGTAAATTCTGATGGTCCAGCCAATCAACTACGCCATTGACATCCCTGATCCGTCGCAGGCTTTCCTGCAGGCGTTCAAGACCGGCACGGCTGTCACAGAGAGCCGATTGGCGCAAGAGCAGGCTCAGCGCCAAGCCGAGCAGCAAAGGACTGTCATGCAAGCCTTTGAGCGTTTGCGCCAGCCAGGCGCAACGGCCAAGGACTATGCCAATCTGTCCATGCTGCTGCCTGAGACGCAGGCAAAGGCTGTGCGCGAGAGTTTTAACATGCTCAACGCTGATCAGCAGCAATCTGCCAGATCGCAAGCTGGGCAGGTTTTCTCTGCGTTCAGGTCTGGCCGTCCTGAGATCGCCATCGGTCTGATCCAGCGTCAGATTGACGCCAAGCGCAACAGCGGCGACGAGTCCGGCGCTCAGTTTCTGGAGACCTGGCGCGACGTGGCCAAGGAGACGCCAACTGCAACCGAGGACTACTTCGGCGGCATTCTGGCCGAGATGCCTGGCGGCAAAGACGTGCTGGAGGCTGCGCTGAAGGTTTCTGCGGAGCGCAGAACTGCAGCCGAGGCACCCGCCAAATTGCTGGAGGCGCAGGCAAAAGCCAGAGAGGCCGAGGCAAAAGCACGAGTGGCTGTGGAAACTGCCACAGATGACATTTCCAGAGCCACAGCTCTGCGTGAATTCGAGCAGGCCAAGGCCAGGAAAGAAAGAGCAGACGCTGATGTGGCTGCTGGAACTGTGCAGTCTCGCATTGCGAAGGCTGCAGAGGAGGCCAAGCCTGCCCCTGGGTTTGCAATCATTCCAGAGGCAGAAAGAGCAAGCCTCGGACTTCCTCCTGGCGTCTATCAAAGAAATCTGGGAACTCAGAAGATCGAGCCTGTCAGCAAAGAACTGGTCAGGATCGACATGGGCCAGCAGCGCGAAACACTGGCGCTCAAAGAACTGGACGTGCCCAGGGCGCAGGAGTTCTCTGCCGCAGCAGCGTCTGCCCGGACACTTGCGCGAGACTCCAAGGTCATTGCCGATCTGCTCAAAGGCAAAGGTGGCGGTGCCACAGTCAAGTTGACGGCCGACTTTGCCAAGACTCTTGGTTTTGAAAGCGAAACCGTCAGGGCCAACGACCTTGCCAACTCTCTGGCGATCCGTGGTGCTACGCAGCTTCGACCACCTGGCTCTGGCTCTACGTCAGACACAGAATTCAAGGCATTCGTC